ATTGCCAGATTTCACATATGCTCCTTCTCCATATATTCCTTCCCATCCTGGACAAGTTAATACATTGCAAGCGACTACTGTTTGTGTCCCTGCTGATATTAAAATTGCGTATCTTGTAGAATTTATTGTATTGTTGTTAATTATTATTGATGAAATATTTTCATATGCAAAACTGTCAACCCATACCCCGTAATAAGTAACTCCAGTTATTATATTATTGCTTATTGTTATGTTCTTGGCATTTCTTCGTAGATAAACGCCTATTTTCCCACCTTTTATAATGTTATTGTCTATTGTAAAGTTTTCAAGTATGGCGTTTAATCTTATTACTCCAAGAGTAGGAATGACTGTTCCACCTTCTCCCACACTTATGTAATTCCCCGATATTTCTACATTTTTTACTGTATATACTGACCCAACATCAATAGGCGCCTCGTAACTTTTCCCATGAATATAATTATTTAAAACCTTTGAATTTGACGCATAAATTGATATTGCTGCGTACATTCCATCCGACCAGTCTGGCAATACACCATCAAAATCGTTGTAAATTTCGCAATCTCTAACTGTAACTCCGGGTGCTTGTATCTTAATTGCACGTTTCCAACACTTATAGAACTTACAGCGTGCAATCATAACATTTGTCACTGTAGTGTCATCATTTAAGCCACCTGTTATTTGTATACCATCTCCATCTTCCCTTGGTTTTATGTTTTCAAACGTACAATCTAATATGCTTACATCTTTTGTAAGTGATTCCCCAATATTAGGTTCTGTTAAAATCCCTCTAGCAACTCCACCATTATCTCCAACAATACCATTTGGAGTTGCTTCAATGTCGAAAAATTTACACTTAGAAATATATATGTTCTTTGTATTGCCATAAATGTATATCCCAGCAACCATTTGTAATTGGGCGCTATCGTAGCAATTGGAAACTTTTACATTTATTATTGTAAAATTTTCAAGCCCTTGATTTATATTTATTCCTCTAAATGCTTTTCTGTTTGCGTCTATTTTTATATTTTTGATTGTTACATTCCCATTAGTTGTACAATTCAAGAATGATGTTCTGTATGTTGCATATATACATTTAATTGTTGTATCTTCAGTTCCTTCCAAGATGACGTCGCCTAATATTGTTAAATATTCACAACAGTAGGTTTTGTTAGAAAATTTAATTGTTGCAACTTTATTTGTTATTTTGTTTGCAATGCATTTGTTTAGCGCAATTGTATCATCTGTTGCGCCATCTCCAATAGCCCCAAACCATTCTGGTTTTAATTCTCTTTGTTTGTTTAAGACAAAAGTATCTCCTACAAATATTTGGTTTGCGTTTGCATATATCTCCCCATTTATTGTAAGTGTATTTGATGTAGCAATTTTAAGCTTAGCATTGTTTGTAAATTTTAAATTAATATTGCTTGGGAAAGTTGATGTAGTAAAAAAATATGTGTTTTTTTCGAAAATTAATTCCACTAAATCAGAACCTATTGTTGTTATAAATTGTGTTAATGTTGAAGCATTGTCTGTTGCTCCATCATTTGAAAAATTATATTCCATTGCTGAATATGTTTTTGGGGATTCTTTTTCAATTTGATTCAATCTATCATTTAAACTGTTGTATGTTTCATTTTTTACACTAGAATAATGTGTTGCTAATAATTCTGCGTTTGGGTCAACTTGTGAAATGTCTATAAAGGTTTGATCAACTTGGTCTAATGCTTGCTGTACATTCGTTGCTGTAATGTATGTATTCCCAGTTGGGTCATATGTTGCTGTTTGTGCCGAAGTTAAACTTTGCAACGAGTCCCTTAGGTTTGATAGCAATACAGTAGGATTACTATCCGTTGCATCTAGCCCATTCGCCTTTATTATTTCCCCAAATGCATTTGACATCATTGTTGTTTGCCTAAAAATTTTATTGTGTAGCAAACTTCTTGCTACTGTTCCAGCTTGTAGCCCTTGAATTCTCTCTGTGTTTGATTGATAAGTTAAATCGTCATAGATATTTGAGTTGTTTTCATCGAATATCAAGAATTTATTATCTGCCATTTTATACCTCCTTATAAATAATAGGACCTATCATAAGCTTTGACAGTGTCATATGTCAGATAGGTGTCACTTTGCGTTGTTGTACACAAAACCCCTGCTATTTTTGGTGTTAAAAGTCCTGCGTTAAACAAATCTGAAACTTTTGTTGACCATCCACCGATATAAAATATATTGCTTATATACTCTAATGTTGGTGGGTCAACCAATGTTTTTGGAACGTCTGTGTATAGTATAACGTTTTCGGGGAATATTCTTTCCCAGTATGCTTGAATGTATTCAAATGTGCCATCAAAAAATGCTATTGCTATTTGGCACTGTATATATACCCTAAAATCATCGTCCAAGGGTATTTCTATTAATGTTCCGTTTAGGTCATACGCTTGTCTAGTAAGCCCATAAATTGCACCTATTGTGTCTAGTTGTTTGCCAACCGCATTGTCAATGTCGAATGCAGGTAGCAATATAGCGTTTGTAGTATCAACAATAGGTGTAACTAGCGCTGTAAGCCATGCAATAAATTTGGGTTTATCTCGATGTTGCGAAGTAACAAGGTCTGCGTAAAAACTAATATCCATGATTACCTCCCTTATGTTATTCCGATTGCAACATTTGTTGGTAACAGCATAACCGCTTTTTCATCCCACGCTATTACAAAGTCAGTTGGGTTTGTTGTAGAACCAAGTGGGTCAAAGAGACCAATTTGAACATCCGTAACAGAAAATTTAGGGTATTGTTGGTTTGTGTTTTTAGTCTGCACAAAGCCCCACAATGCACTTCTGCTGACATCGTCATTTATTTTGTACTGGTTTATAAATGCTTGTATATCTGTTTTTAATTGTGCTAATTCTGCGCTAGACAATGTTGAAAATGCTTTAAGTGTTAAGTTTATTGCAATGTCTTTTTTTGTTGCCAATGTTAATTTTATTGATTTGCCATACTTTGCAACAGCAATTGTTTTTGTCCCGTCCGTTAAAATACCAGGACATTTTTTTTCATAGACAGCTTCTCCAACAATTTGATCATTGGTTGCGTTGCTTGTGTAATCGGCTACAACTTTTATTGTTGCTGCGTCTATTGTCAGCCCACTATCTCCGTTTTCGTATGCTTTTGCATCCGTCACAATTGGTATGTTTCTTAGTGCCGTTTCAAAACTAGACAGTAGACAAATATTGTTTAATCCAACTAGGGTTGCTTGGCGCTGTCTTAGTTGAGAATCTGTTTCGATTTCCAAGCCAAGCGTTGCGGAAACTAAGTTTGTAACAGAAGTCCACCCCAGCTGTGGAGTTATTATGTTTGTCAGCGTTCCAATACCTGCTGTAATTGCTCCAAAATCTTGACAAGTAGCTGTTACTGTAGATGTTCCCCCAGCACCTATCAAAGTTCCAACTGGTAAAGACCACAAAACCCCATTTGCGTCTGATATGACCCCATTACTTATTAGCGCAAAAGGTGTTCCGCTTACAACCACAGGGCAATAGCTTTGCGTTGCCGAAAGTCTTTTTAGCCCATTTAATTTTGTAATTGTGTCAAGCCCTGTTCCTACTGCGGTCGCAGGTGACATATTGTTGTATACAAGTGATTGGGTTTCCATCAAATTATAATCCACAAGTGCTTTTATGGATATGCTTTGGTAATCTTGAGAATCTTCTCCCAAATAAATATCTGTACCAAAAATTATATAAGCTTGTTGAATGTAATAGTCTAATATGTCAGCATATGTAGGGTAATGGTACCCCAACTCGTCAACATATGGTGCAAAATATGCCATTATAAAACCACCTCCACCGTTGCGTCTCCAAATTCTGTTGCCACATTACAAGAGCATATGTATTGTCTAGATTCTATGATACTGTTAAAAAAGTTTATTGTTGTGACATTTGGCGTGTTTAAAATCCTGTCTTGAACAATTAGATCTACAGCAGATTTTTTGTCAAAGTCACCGCCATAAGTCAAGATTTCTTGAAAAAGTGGTGTGCCTGTTGCAGTATCTTCCCACCATTCTCCTAACAAAAGCAATAATCTTGTTTTAATCGCCTGTGAAACTGCAACAGTTCCAGACCAAAAATTTTGTTGCTTTTGCCCAAAAACATAATCGCCATTTGCGTCTAATTTTCTGTATATCATAACAGCACCCCGTTTTTCTTAATTGTACCAATCAAATCTATGTAGATGTTAGTCATTTTAATTTGTTGCGTTCCATTTTTTATATTAATTTCGGTTTCTGAAATGTCAATTGTTTTAGTTCCATCTTTATGTCTTAATTGTATCATGTTTGTACTATAATTGCTAATCCTGTTTGGTTGTGACCATGTGCCACACATAGCAAAGCAATCAGAAAGATCGTGCCGTCTTTTATCAGCAATGTTTTGTACGTCTCCATTTGACCACCATGAGTCTATACAGACATCCGACACAAATAATAATATTTCATCACCTGCACTGACGGGCATTGTTAAAACAAAATTACCGCCTTTTGGCATTATCAACGGCACATCTTCAATTAATGGCAATTGTTCAAACCTTTCTTGGAGATTTTCGTCCCTAATGATTTCTCTCAAACAAGGCTGAACGCTGACCGTTTGTGTGGTTGTGTCAAAACGCCTTACAATCGCAGGAATGCAAACCCTTAAGTCGGTAAAAACAGATAGTTTTTGTTTTTGCCAAGTTTCGTAGCTTCCCCCAAAACGTTCATTTATACTCCTGCCCATAATTACCTCCTAAAATGGTGATATTGTGCCATTAGTTGCCAATGTTGGTAAAAATCCGCTTTGGCTTATTGCGTCAAACTCAGTGTACCAGTTCTGACCTCTAGTATCGCCTTTGTATCTTACCGAAATGACCCTATATAATCCGTCTATGTCCAACGCTCTTGGCATTTCACCAATATCAAACTTTTTAGCCCTTATAAGGCTGTTATCTATATGTACCCATGTATTGGGTTGTATCCTTGGATTTAATAGTGATACCGCAGTAATACCATCTGTTGTTTGTGTTGGAACTCCTATGAGTCCGCTAGACGGGCTTAATTCTATAGTTTGCCCTGTTGGCACGTCTGACACTTTTATTATGTTTACTTTTCCATTGTCTATGTAAAATTGGGCTTTTTCTGATTGTGCTAACTGGTTCAAATAATTCTTTCCATACCCAAAAAGAACAACGTTTCTACTAAGTTTTGAATCTGTAAATCCTTCTGAAATTGAATTTACTTGTATTGGGTTTGTTGCTTTAGCACATATTTCATTTGCTACTTGTTTTCGTGTTAAAGACCTTCCAAGATTCATGTTAACAAATCCATATGCCATAAATCTATCGCCATCTATAGATCTTAGTGTTAATTTAAAAGTTGTTCCGTCTACTTTTTCTCTAACAGGTTGTATTACATATCCATCGAAAATTTTACCATACTGGCTACCCTCATAACCTGCTTCAATTACAATTCTCATGCCTTCACGAATTATTTTGTTTTCTGTATCTGCATCTAAATTGTAAATAATAACCTCACTGTAATTGGGTTGCATCAATGCGGTTCTTTCACAACTAAATTCACAGTGCATGTCGGAAACGTCAAAAGCTGTTCCTTTTTCGTCTGATATTAGTATTCTATAACGCCTGCCATAAATCAAATCGGCATTTAATGTATTCCCAGCAGGTGAAAAGTATTGAATGGGGTTGTAATTCGATACAACGCCTGTAGGCTGTGCAAATTGGTCTTTGAATATCTTTAGCCTGCCAGCTTGATTAAAATCGGGTACAGAGCCATTCACAACTCCAAGTTTTGTTGACTTAGCTTCAATTGTTTTTGACTTGTCAAGGTAAACTCCAACGTGCGGATAATCGCCATTGCCTTTTTTAAAAAGCAAATCGCCTGCCTGTAATTCGTTAAAAGTTATGGGGTCACACAATGTTTCGTAGATTTGTTTTGCTGTTCGTGCGCCATTTGTGGATATTCCATTTTTATTGTAAAAATACCAAATTAGTCCACTACAATCAAAAACTTGATATCCATACCATTTTTCGGCGCTATAGCCATTAAAATAATAATTAGATGCTCCAAATTGACTTACTTTTTGTGCAAGCAATGCAGATGTTAAAGTTTCGCCTTGGCATCCATATGTATACCCACAACCTATTTTGCTTTTTAAATATGTTATAAAATCTGCTATTGTTACATTAGCCAACCGTATCACCCCACACTAGCCCAAAATTATTTCCTAGATCTGTGTCTGATGGCGCATCATTAATTGTTTTGCCAGCAGGTATTACATAAGCACTACCAATTTTAAGATAGCTGTACTGACCTAAAATATTGCCTGCTGGGTATAGCCCTGTTAGCAAAGGCAAATTATCCACTAAAAGGTTTTTGTCTTTGTCATAAATAGATAGTTGCCAATAACTTGCTTGTGTATTGTATCGTATTCTTAAATTCAAGGTTAAATTTTTATTGTCAACTGGTATTGTGCAAGCAAAATTTTGGTCTGGCTCATTTGATACTGGTATCTCATACATAAATTTAACCTCCTACATATTGGGACATTTGATACAAAATGGATTCCCTTGGCTTTACCACTTCTGGCGTACCTGTTTGGGTTGATTGCGTTACCTGTGGTTTAGCGGATAATTTAACTGTTTTGACTTGTGCCACTATTAACTCTTTGAATGTTGCTGTGGTTTTTAGTGCGTATTTGGTGGTGTAGTCGTCTGGAATACTTAGTGATTGCAACATCATGTTGTTGTACCTTCCAAGGCGTGTCAAAATGCTTACTGGCACTCTATTAGCTTGTATATCTCTAAGTACATTGCAAGCATCTACCGACCGACTCCAAGAGTTGCCGAATTGACCAACGCATAGACTTTGCTTTGTGTCAGACATTACAATTTCAATTGTGAGTTCTCGTGGTTCTAAATATGCATGGTCAGATACGTTGGCTCCTGTTTGTACTGGGTGGTCTGTGATTTTAAGCTTAGATACATGATCTAATCTTAAATAACAATCAAAAAACCACCCACCTATATTGGTTTTTACATTTACAAGTTGTTTTAATTGTGGAGTTTCTATTGGGTATGCTCCCATATTATACCCCCTTTAAGCATTGTGATACTCTATGTTATCAAAACTTTTTCTAACGGCTGTTGCTGTCGTATATGCGTCTGCTGTACCAAAAACATTAATAATTGGTGCTATTGTAGTTGTTGTGTTTGTGTATGCCGAACCTGTCATTGTAGCTGGGTCATACCCCATTACTCCAAGTTTGGGAAGTGTTGGCATTATGTCGGTTAAGCCTTTTAAAATATCTGAAAAGCTTGTGCTATTAAGAGCTTCAGTCATAGCTTTAACTGAAATTATAACATTGTCTATTATTTTAGAAATATCTTCAAATATTTTTTTGAGGGCAATAAGTCCAGCAGGAATAATATAGTCTTTTGTAATATTAAACAACTTGACGGCTTTAACGGTCAAATCTCCTACAAATGATGCAATGTCATTGAAAAGTTTGTCTAAGTCTAACCCCATAAATTTTGAAAATGCTTTAACTAGATTCCATGATTCAACACCTAAATCTTTTACTTTTTCTGCTAATCCCTT